CAACTACAACGCCCCGGCCGGTGCAGCCGGCGGCGCGGAAATCCTAATTAATGCTCGCGGCAAGATCAAACTGCCAGCAGGCGGCATGATCAAGAATGCCTCCGTGACCTCGCAATCGGGGTCTGGCAACGCAGCGCAAGCAACATCATGGGAAGTAGGCTATGGCGACCAGTCCAACGAAGGTGCTGTCTACCTGGTCGTAATCAACAACGGTGTCTCTGTAGATGGAGACAACGCTACCCTCGGCTTTATTGTCCACGACTACTACAAAGCCTGTGTGTAACCACAAAAAAAACACACCCACACCCACCAACTCCCCCTTGTCAGCCCCGCGCAGCGGGCAGGGGGTCGGTCGCGGCCAGCGACCAGGGGGGGGGGCACCCCCCCTTTTTTGTTTTATCACCCGGAAGCCCCAGCTGCAAAGTGCTCAGAGGATACAATATTACCCTCTGGGCACTTCTGAGCACTTTCGGAAAGGAGTACAATCTGGCACCTGCGTTCGAACTGGCCCCACGGTTCGCCGCACACGGTGCTGTACACTTCCTGCGGAGTGCGGATACTTGCAATCCTGATCTCCTTAGCCAGAAACGGCACGGGCTCCTTACAGCGCCACTTCACCGTTTTAGGCCACTTGTCCATCAGGTCCAGCAGCTCGCTGAAGCGGATCTGTCCGCGGAACTCGTTAAGGATAACGATCGGCTGCCCCTTATACCCATCCCACCAGTCCTCATTGAGGTTCTTGACATAGTGCGTCTCGGGGTCGAATCCTTCGAACACGGCATGGGACTTACCAACGCCCGTGGGACCCGTGTACCACACACCCTTTGTCATCTCGGTCCGGAATCGACGGCGCAGGGCTATAGCCTCGAGTCGGTCGAGCGTACGCCCGTACTGGTGGAACATACCTGGGTTTTCCACACACACCTGATCGGCAGTCATATCCCCACTCAGGATCATATCTTTTGTCTCGTCTAGGTCATGCCGCGCCCCCTGCGCCGGCTTGTTCCCGAACTCCTTCAGTTCGCTCTCCTTCGAGCAGTAGTACTCGTTCTCGCTGATGGTCCCGAACATCGGCTGCACGGCACAGTGCGTCTCTCCGAACCACTTACCCATCTGGTTCAGCTTACGCTTACCGTAGCACACGTTACCACGGAGGTACATGAACATCTGGTGATGCGGCCGCCCCGTAGAGGGCGCCACCTCCTCCCCGTAGCACAAGTACTTAATATCCTTGTTATTTGCTAGTAGCTTAGCGTAGTCGCAATTCACATTCCACTGCGTAACCACGAACCACCGTACCCTGTTAGGCAACTTAGGCATTTTGCTACACAGCAACATTTTATTGCCATAAAAAAAAGAGTCGTTCGACCAGAATTATTATCTTGTCCTATGTAAACCACGACATGGTTCGCAAACTCCGAACAAAAACGAAGAAGGCATTGCGCACACGCAATATCAAGCGTAGAACTGGAGCTCGTGCTCAGTCTAATCAGATTCTTAGTTTATCACGACAACTCAAATCTGTCACGCGTAAACAGTTTGCCAAGGTCCACACCACCTGGCAACGTAACATGCTCTCAGTCGAATCCCTCACGGGTGGCGTCCAGAGCTACATCTGTCCCATACCGTATGCGCCGGGCAATCCGGTCGGTGCGTCTCAACCTGGTGGTACGGTTACGTGGGCGGATAACCTGTCTTTGGCGGCTCAGCCGACGTACAGCAAGAAGGCAATCTTCGGAGTAGCCAGAGAAGCGGCTACCTCAAACGAGATATACCACACTGGTGGCAACATCCAGTGGCAAATGCAAACGAACGAGGCAGCATTTTCTAAATACTACATGTTTCTCGTCAGACCCAAGGGACCACTCGCAGACCAGTTGGTCAAGGATCGTAACCTCAAGGGTACTACCACTACTGGTTCTCTTGGCTCTGGTGCTTTTATGCAACAAGACTTGGACTACGTGGTACACGAAGAGGGTCTCACGGGCGGCACCGTTTTCGGCGCTCAGATGAACCCTAAGTATTGGACAGTCCTCTACCGACGTGAAATCACGTTCGGTCGCACAGAAGCCGGCGGAGGCGCCGGCCCCCCCCTGCAGTACTTCAACTACAACGCCCCGGCCGGTGCAGCCGGCGGCGCGGAAATCCTAATTAATGCTCGCGGCAAGATCAAACTGCCAGCAGGCGGCATGATCAAGAATGCCTCCGTGACCTCGCAATCGGGG